TAGCAAAAAGTGCTATCCAAAAAAAACGCCCCGGAGGGCGTTATTTGTAGTTGGCGTCAAAGACGGCTTGCGCAAAGCCCCGTGGGGTGCAACTGCGTATGTTCTTTGTGCGTAGCGACTTGCCGCCGCAATGCTTCCAGCCGGGGTTGTGTTTCACACCGTCCACTGGCTTACGCTCCGGCATGGCAAAGCCACCGCCGCACCAAATCCCGGTGAGTTTGTTGTAGCCGTCGCGGGGCGGGTAGACTTCGGGGTAAAGCGGGTGCGCGTCGTCCTCCGGCAAATAGCCGCCGTACTCGTTCGGGTGGAATTTATGATCCGGGCGTCTCCACATCGTATTGAGTTTGGAGATCGCTGGGTTCTCAAGCATCCACGCGGGCATGGCGTTTGCTTTGAAACCATCCAGCCACCAGCAACGCCGGGCGACGCGGTAAACCAGTTTTGCGAGGTCTACGGCTTTCTCCTGGAATAGCGGATCAACCTTCGCTTTTGCAGGCCACCAGCGCGCCCCGGTGCAAGTAAGATCGGTACACTCGGCAAAGCTGGCGATAAACACAACGCCCTGGCCCACTGTCTTTGCGATCTCCGTCGCCTGGTACGGATTGAACGGAGTAAACCAGGTGCCAACGCGCACCAGTAACGGGTTATGCTCGTCGCGGTGTACGCCTGGCGCGTGCTGCCCGTCGAATAACCAGCATTCAACCCCGGCATTAAGCCAGGGTTGTGCCATTATTCCCGTGCGATCGAATAGGAATACGGCCTTTTTCATTACGCCTTATCCTCTGCCTGATTGGTCGCTAATTCCTGCTCGCGCTCGGTGCCGGAGATAGTTACCCAGCCCATGATCCCCAGGTCTGCAAACTTGCGGATCTGGTTATCCCAAATCATATTGACGAGGATTTGATCCTCCCAGGTGGTGACGCTTTCGGCGGTTGCGTTTCCGCCTGCCTTTAGCTGGTTAAATTGGTCTACGGTAATGTCGCGGGTATTAATGGCGATTTTCATTTTTAGCCTCACTTAACTTTAATTCTACGTAGTCTTTTTCCAGCATCGCCGCCCATTCTGATTGCGGGCGCGGTTTATAATCCTGCTCGTAACTCATATCTAATGAGTCGGCAAAATCTGCGGCATCTTCTACGCGTTTAAATTCACCTTTTGCCAGCATGAAGCCAACAACCATATATTTAAAGGTGAGCCATTGGACGTGCGCCCCGGTACTACGTTTAGCCGTTGCCATTATTCCGCCTTATACACGAGCGGGCATTACGGCATATTCCGCAACGCCGTTTGTTGAATTGATGGTAATAAACGCCGCGTCGGTTGCGTTTTGCAGCGTTATTTTAACGATACTGCTTTTCATTTTAAGCGCCTTGCAGATACGCGTTACCGTGGCGAAATATTCCACGTTAAAGCCGATCTCCGTTACGCCTGCGCGGCCCTCTTTCGGCGTGATGAATACGCGGTTAAAGTCAGGGTAGCGCCCGTCTACAACGTCAACGGTGCCAACTGCAACGCGTGCGGCTTTCAGGTCTAACCCTTCCAGATCTTCGGCCTTGTCGTAAGGCATTGCCAGCCAGTACACGATCCCGGCGTCAGTGTCGATCGCCGCCGTCTCGATCCCGCGCATTGTTGGCACGGCGGAAAGTTTCAAAATGATCCCCTCGTCCGGCGCGTTGATCAGATCTTCGGTGATACGTAAAGCGCGGTGCCCGTCCGTTGCCTGCACCTGGTTTTTAATGAAGTGTAAGCCGTTCAGGTAGTAGCGCACGTCAAACTTAGCTTGCGCCAGCATAGCGGCTTTAATGGTTGCGGCCTTCGCATAAATCATCATGGTTTTTACTCCTGCGTTTATTGCCCCGTTTCCGGGGCTTGTTGGTTTAAAACACGCTCGCTACTGCGTCGCGCATTTGCTGCTGGGTAATGTACTCGGTTTTAACGGCACCAGCCTTGCGGGGCCGGATTACAAACAAGGCGCTTGCCTTGCTGTTTTTGCTCGCTTCTGAGCCGTTGGCGGCGTTGACAAAAGCAACGCGCCCATTGAAAAACTTTGCTTCGCCTTTCTTGTCCGTGCCGTGGTAGCCCATAATGTTAACCACTTCACTTGCGACGTTGATCAGCTCGTAAAACCATTCTGGCGAATGGTCATGATTCAGGAGCATAACCGTAGTGACGCCGTTTTGTTTTGCATTTCGTGCGGCGGCTTTTACCCACGGGAGCGGATCGGCGTAAGGAGGATTGCACCAGACAACATCCCCTTTCTTACCCCAAACCGTGTTGGGGTTTAACGCGTCTTGCTGTTCGTCGATAAACTCAACACAAAGGGCGTTGGCTTTCTCTGCCGCTACGTCACGCGCAAACGGCCCCCACTTCTGATCAGACCAATTAAAGAGCCATAACGGCGTGCGCCACTTCTGGCGGACTTTATCTGGCGTCTTACTGCCTGCAAAGCGACGGCCCGTTACGGCTGTATCTGCGGCGGCTGCTGCGTCCTCTGCGCCAGTGGTGCCGGACTCGTGATCAATGGTGGAGGTGTCGTTAGTGTCTTTCATGGTTTACGCCTTTTTGTTATCGGTTGAGCCAAAGCCGTTTGCGCCGCGTGCCGTTTTCTTTACGGTGTCAACTTCTGTTAACACTACGCGGGGCACTGGCACCAACATTGCCTGGGCTTGCGCTTTGGTGAGGTCGATCGGCGGATATTCGCCAGTAGGGCGATCGCATACCAGTTTGATCGCAACTTCTCCGGTGTAGTCTGAGTCAATGATCCCCACACAATTACTTAACCGGGTGTCGTTTTTGAAGCCCTGCCCGCTGCGGCTGTAAATCATCAGGGCGTAACCCTCCGGGATCTCGAAAACAAGCCCCGTTTCCAGGTAAATCGCGTTGTTGCGCTCGTCTGGCCTGGCGGCGATCGCGTAAATGTCGAAACATGCTGATCCCTCTGTTGCGTAGGTTGGCATTACTGCGTGGGGTGAGTTGCGCTTAACGTTTAACTGCATGGTTATTTACTCCTGTTAAAAAGGGGGCCAAAGCCCCCAGGTTGTTTACTTAACGCTGATCATCGGGGTCGCTGCGCCGGGGATCATGGTTGCAGGTAATTTACCATCCCACTTATCGGCTTTGGTGTATTCCACCAACTGCGGGTTAGCCTGCAACGCTTCGGATTTGGCTTTAATCGCTGCCGCTTCTGCGTCGCCTTTCATCTTGATAGCGTCCGCCTCTGCCTGGGCGTTTGCACGTTTAGCATCGGCTGCGCCTTTTGCTTTGGTGCGGGCAATGTCTGCGCTGATCTGCTCTTTCTGCAAGTTCTGCTGTTGCGTGCGGATCTCGATCTCGGCTTTCATGTTCTCCTCGATCTTGTCGTTGTACTCTTTGGAGAATTGAACGTTTTCAATCTGCACGGAGTCGATCGTAAAGGCTTTGCTTACGCTGGCCTGCAAACCCTTCTGGAAGTCTGCCGCCAGGGCGTCACGCTTGATCACGCTGTCCGCTGCGGTGTACTTACCAAAGGCCGATTGAAAACGGGCCGGAGCCTGGCGATCAATAATGCGCTCTACTGCGTTCTCCGCCGTGCGGTACTCGCTGTAAATGTAACCAACGCTCGCGGCTGGGATCGAGTAGGTCACGGAGTAACGCACCGTCGCGTGCTGCTGGTCGCGGCTGTTACCGTTGCCCTTTTCGAAAACGCGCGTATTCTGTTGCACGCTGATTTTTTCCACGCTGTCCAGGAAAGGCGTTTTGAAGTGTAAGCCCGGCTCCGCCGTGCCAATCACCTTGCCGTTACGGAGGATTACGCCGCGCTCGCCCTGGTCGATAATGTACCAGCTACCCAGCGCCGCCATGAGGCCAATAATGATCAGGAGAATTAAACCGCCGCCAACAATCTTTAATTTCATGGTGTTACCCTTTTGTTTAATCCGGCACCGTTGCCGTGAGTTGAACTATACACTTAAACGTGAATATCTGTTTTAGCAATTTGTGCTATTTTATTAACTCCTGCATTTTTCTTTTGCGTTTACCTTAGCCAGCCAGCTAACAGCCGCCCCGTTTTGGACGCGGCTTTTTTTTACCCAAACGCCCCCACCAGATCCGCGCCAGCCATTACCCGCCCGCAATCCCGGTATAAATAAACCTCGTCCGGGTCAAGCGCCACCATGCGGATCTCACGATCGCCAGTGTACCGCGCCGCAACCTCCCGGCAATTCAGCGGAGTAAAGCCGATCCAGATCTCGCACCCCAGCGCCGGGCCTTTGTGCTCTGCCACTCGCACCGCCATTACCGGATCGCTGATAAGGTAGATTGGCCCATCTTCCAGCCCTTCGGCTGGGTGGATCATCGCAACCGCGCCCCAGGTGCGGAAACCTGCCGCAAACTTTACGGAGAAGTCAGGATCAACCCGCGCCAGATTGCAGAAGAAAGGCGACGCGCCAGCCTCGCCAACTTTCCGGCATGGTAGATAGGCTGATCCGGGCCTCCTCCCAGCGGTAGCCAGGTTTATTACGCGCTCGTGTGGGATCTCGGCACTGGCGGCACCCTGCTTTGATTTGGCAAGCGCTTTGGAGGCTTTGGCGATCTGATCCATCTTCGCCGGGGTCAGCCCGCCGATCCAATCCCCCAAATCATTTACCGCTTCGTTAAACTTCTGAGCGCGGGCACGCATAAACCAAAACATGCCGTCATGCGAGCCGCCGCAATCGCCGGAGCAATAGGCGAAACCCTCCTCACGCTGGCGCGGTTTCTTGTGCCCCCATCGGAAACGGTCAACGCCACCACATACCGGGCAAGCCTGGTGGTTGCCGTCAAACGTCTTACGATCCCAGCCGCAAAGCTCCAATAAGGCTTGCTCCCAGCGGTTACGCATGGCGTTTAAAACTGTTTTCTTGTCGTGTATTGCCATAATCAACAAAGCCCGTTACTATTCACTCAAACGTGATTATGAATAAGCAGGAGACAAAACGCAATGGTAATAACCCCCGTCAAGGAAACAAACTTTGCCTGGCAACTCATGGAAACGATCGAGGAGCGCATAGCCCGCACGCCGATCGCGGAGTTAATGGCGAAATTTGGCCCAATGCCGCTTGATCCTTACCCGTACCAGTGGGCCGCTTATGAGGCGGTAGCGGAATGCCTGCGCAAGTACCCCGGCCCGATCATTGTCGAGGCCGCTGTAAGTGCTGGTAAAACGATCATGATCTCCATGCTGGCGCGGCGCATTGTCGAAATGAAACAACGGGCGCTGGTGATAAGCCGCCAGGCGGAGATCGTGGATCAGGACGCCACGGAGTTATGGAATTTTGACGTTAAAAACTCCGTGTTTTGCGCCGGGCTGAATAAGAAAAGCACGCATTACCCGGTGGTCTGCGGCTCGGAGAAAACCGTAGCCAACGCGATCGAGGGGAAGTTAAAAGACTTTGCCCCGCTCTTTCTGGTGATCGATGAATGCCACCAGGTAAACATTGACGATCTGATAGCCTCCGAAACTGCGGAGATCCTGGAGGTGATCGAGGAAAACGGCGAGCCTTACGAGCGCGTGCGCGTCGGGGAAACGCTGGAGGAAATGATCGCCAATAAGCGCAACTCCTACACGATAATCATTCGTGAATTGCAAAGACGTTGCCAGGAGGTACACGGCACCCGCTTACGCGTGATCGGCTACACTGGCACGCCGTACCGGGGCACCGATTCGATCGTAAATGAGGACTACGAAACGCCGGGTTTTTGGCGTAAGACGGTGATCCGCATTACAACGCCTTACCTGGTTAAAGTCGGCTCCGTTGTGCCAACGTTCTTTGGCTCCTCCGCGCTGGGTTACGATCTCTCTGAGTTTGACCAATTCAAGGAGGAGGGCTTAACGGACTTTAGCGACGAGCAATTAAAGGCCATGCAACGCAAGATAGCGCGTGAGAAGGATTTAACGCACGCAATCATGGCTGAGGTGTACGAGCTAACAAAACGCCGTAACGGCGTTCTGGTGACGTGCTCCGGCGTCGATCACTGCCACGAGGCCGCAAGCGCGTTACCGGAGGGCGTGACCTATGCGATCATCACGGAGAAAACCACAACCCGCGATCGAATGGACATTATCGCCGGGGCGAAATCCGGCGCGATAAAGTTTGTCTTTCAGGTCATGGCGCTTACAACTGGCGTTAACGTGCCACCCTGGGACACGTCCGTAATTCTGCGCCGTATCGGCTCGCTAACGCTGCTCGTGCAACTGCTGGGGCGCGGTATGCGCATTCTGAAAAAAGAGCATATAGCGGCGGGCATGGTGAAAAAAGATCACCTCGTTTTGGACTACTCCGGCACTATGGCGGCTATGGGTTCCCTGTTTGAAGATCCGATCCTGGAGGATTACACATACCAATCTGAGCAAGTGGGCGAGAAAACCAAAGAGTGCCCGGACTGCTTAACGATGAATACAGAAAAGGCCCGCCGTTGCTCCGGGATCGTGAACGGTGAAAGGTGCTGGCATTTCTTCCAATCAAAGACCTGTGACGACGATGTAGACGGATCGACGGGTCGCATTCTCCGCCCAGGATGCGGGGCCGAAAATGACATAGTAGCCAAAAATTGCCGTTGCTGCGGTAAGCGGCTGATCGACTTTAACAAAAACCTGTCAGGCCAACATTACACGGAGGGGGATTATTGCAACGTGGTAGATTGGGAGCCGCAAGTAGGCCGGGGCGGCTCGTTTGCGATCCAGTACACGTTGGAGAAAGACGGGATCACGTTTAAGGCGTGGGAAATCCACTGGTTAACGTCCAACAATCCGGGCGCGTATCAGGTCTGGAAAACGTTTGTTAATACCCACGTTTTCGACGAAACCGGACGTAAGACGCTGCGCAACTGCCGCACCCCGGAGGCGGTGTTAAAGAACGTGCATTACCTCATGAAGCCAAAGCGCGTTACGCACCGTAAGACGGGCGGCGGCAAAGATACCATTAACAAAAAGGTGTTTTGATGAAAGTCACGGATAAGGGTTTATATCTGGAGTGGTACGCCGGGCCAACTGGCAAAAAGTCGCCGGAGGAAAAGGCGGATCAGAAAAGCACGGCGGGCTGGCTCCGCAAGTGGCACCCTGAAAAGCTCTTTTTTCATCCGGTCAATGAGTCGGGGAGCGGCGGGAGTAAACAGCGCGGCGCGGAGTTAAACGAAATGGGGCGCTTAACCGGGATCAGCGATTGGGTGATCCTGGAATCGTTCGGCGGGCACCCTTACGCGCTGATCGAGTTGAAGCGGGAGAACAAGGCGGACGCCTCGCCAGTGAGCGCGGAGCAAAAGGCCGTGTTTGAGAAAGCGCGGGCGCGTGGTGCATTTTGTGCGGTTTGCTACGGGCGGGAGGCTTTCAAGGCTTGCGCGTCGTATTACTTCACGTTATAGTGAACATCACGCAACAATGAGGAGTAAACGCAATGAGTGATATTTACTGCCAGGTGTACCAGGCGGACGAGTTAACAAACGACGCCTATCACGAGGAAACGGATCACGTTTCCGGCTCCAGCCTGCATATGATGTTAAAAAACAGCATGGCGGGCTGGCGCTTCCAGAAGAAAAAAGACGAGGCCGAAAAAGCCAAAGAGAAGGAAAGCAACGGCGCGGCACAAAAGCCGCTGGCGTTCGGCACCACGGGCCATACGTGTATGCTTGAGCCGTCACGCTTTGAGGCTGAATTTTACCGGATGCCTGATCCTGCCGATTATCCAAAGGCTTTAACGTCCGTTGCTGCGGTCTGCTCATGGCTGAAAGAGAAAGGCGTAGGCGGTTACTCCGGTAAGAAAATGCCCGATCTTTATCCGCTCGTGGATATGACCGGGGAAGATGTGATTATCTGGCAACGCCTTTGGGAGCAACACCAAAAGCTGGCGGGTGATCGTGAGCAAGTGCCAGCCAAAGACTACGATCGCGTCCTCATGATGCGTGAGGTGCTTTTAAACAACCACGATTACAGCCAGATCATTTATGACGGCGTGCCGGAGTTATCGATCTTCACTGAGATCGACGGCGTAAAAATCAAAGTGCGACTCGATCGCGTGACCAAAGACGCGGCATTAGTGGACTACAAAACCACGCAAAGCGCGGAGCCGGAGAAGTTCGGGCGGCTGGCGTTTGACAACGGCTACTGGTTAAAAATGGCGTTGCAACATGACGCTTTCGAAATCGCATACGGTCAAAAACCATCTTCCACCAACTTACTTGCCCAGGAAAAGGAGGAGCCTTATTTAGCGATGATGTACGCGCTAACCCCTGAGCAATTAATGGTGGGCCGGATGCAATATAAAACGGCGCTGCAAATGTATAAAGCGTGTCGTGATCTGGACGTTTGGCCCGGCTATGCTGGCGGCGTGGCGTCAATGAGTTTACCAACGCCCGGTTATATTCAGGCGCGTTACAAAGAATATTTTAAAGTTGAGGTTTGATCATGGAAAACATTATTCATTTTTCGGAAACACGCGGCGCGTTTATGGCTGCATTCTTTGAAGCAAAAAAGAATATCGGCGTCATTGCAAAAAAGCGTGAAAATAAACACCTGAGTAGCAAATATGCAAACCTTACGGACTACCTGGACGCGATCGACTCCGCGATCGAGGATGCCGGGTTAATGGTTATCCAATCGCCGGGGAAATTCACGGCGGCGGGTGATCTGCCGATGGAAACGCGGATCGAGCATGTGGCAAGCGGTGAATTTATGGTTGCCCAAATGGAGATCCACGTAGACCGCAAAAACGCCCAGGGCGACGGCTCCGCGATCTCCTACGCTCGCCGCTACCATATCGGCGCATTGTTCGGCCTGTCTGCTGAGGACGACGACGGCAACGGGGCCAAACGCAAGGCCAAAGACTACATGAAAGAGTTTGATCTGATCACCGATATCAAAGAGTTGAAAGACGAGGCACGCCGCGCCTTTATGGCTCTGCGGGGTAACGAGACGGAGCAAAACCTGATCCACACCTACGTGTCAAAACGTGAAGCTGATTTGACAATGAAGGGCGCAACCGGGTTTAATCCGGCTCAACCGCGCAACGCTCGCCAGGCCCAAAAAGCGGAGCCAGCGCCAGCGCCAGCGGCGGAAGATAAACCAACACCCCCGGAGAAATTTTAATATATGGCTACTCGCGGAGTTAACAAAGTGATCCTCGTCGGTAACGTAGGGCAAGATCCAGAAATGCGTTACATGCCCAGCGGCGGGGCTGTCTGCAACCTTACGATCGCCACCTCGGAAAGCTGGAACGATAAGCAAACCGGGGAGAAGAAAGAGCAAACCGAATGGCACCGGGTGGTGCTGTTTGGGAAAGTGGCGGAGGTTGCCGGGGAGTACGTCAAGAAAGGCACCCAGCTTTACATTGAGGGCCAATTACGCACGCGTAAGTGGACGGATCAAAGCGGCGTGGATCGTTACAGCACTGAGGTTGTTGTAAACGTTGGCGGCACAATGCAAATGCTCGGCGGCAATAAGCAAAGCGCGGCGGGTACTTCCTGGGGGGAGCCTCAACAACCTAGCGGCCCGGCTCAAAGTGGCGGTAATCGTCAGCGTGCGCCCCGTGGCGGCTCTAACGGCGGTCAGGGCGGTAATCGTCCATCTAATCAGGCTCAAGGCAATAACGAGCCTCCTATGGACTTTGACGATGACATCCCGTTTTAACTTTTAACCAGGTGCGGCCCTTCGGGGCCAATCCTCCCAGCCACGAGGCTTGCTAATGAAAACGTGCAAAAAATGTGGGGAATCAAAGCCGCTCGATCAATTCCATAACGACAAATCAAAGAAAGACGGCAAGCGGGCGAATTGTAAAGCCTGCCAGAATAAGCAAACGAAAGAGTATCAACACGGGGCGGGTAAGGATGTTGCCAACGCTTGCAAGGCGCGATACATGAAGAAACACGCCAAAAAGCGCCGGGCGCACATCATGGTGAATAATGCGATCCGTGACGGCAAATTACAGCGCGGCCCCTGCGAGGTCTGCGGGGAGATCAAGGCGGTTGCCCATCACGACGATTACGATCACCCGCTGGTGATCCGCTGGCTCTGTGAGCCACATCATAAAGAATGGCATTGCGCCAACGGTGAAGCCCTCAACCCTGATTGACGGCGCAACCACTTTTAAGCCATTATTAAGTGAATTGATTCGAGGGTGAAGTAATGCAAATTATCATTTTGATCGCCAACGTGCGAAAAGACAAAGGCAAGAGCCAAAGCGACGTGGCAACCGCAACTGGAATTGCGGAGCGCCAGTTAAGCCGATATGAAAACCAACACGAGATCCCGAAACTGCCAACACTGGCAAAAATCGCGGATTACCTGGGATGTACGATCGAGGATCTTTACGAGGTCAAACAAGCCGGGGAATAAATAAGGGGCCATAGCGGCCCCTTTTTTTTTATGCCGGAGTAATGAAGGTGATCGGCTTGGTCGCGGCTAACTGAGTGCCCGCCGCCGTCGCCGTAGCGATAGGGTGAGCAATGTTAATGCGTACCGGGGAGGACGGCACGCCCTGCGAGGTGTTGTAAGGCCCACGCGTGATCCACGTCTGCAACGCTGCACCGCCAGCGCCAGCGCCCGGAATGGTGATACGGGTTCCCGGCGTTAACGGCTTGCCATACATCCACGGCGCGGAGGACTTGTTACCATCCCAATCTACGTTGCAATCAACGTAAGTGTTTCCCACGGTGGTTGCCTTGATCTGGAAATCAGCCGTTGCCGGAATGTACGCCCCGGACACGGTGACACGGAAAAATTTTCCGTCCGCACGCTGCACCAGATCCCCGCGCTGAAACTCGCGCCCGGTAGGGAATGCGTTGCTGTCAAAGTTCGGGTAGTTCATTTCGTCCGGCGTCGGCATGGTGTAAATCTGGTTTACGTTCCCCACCTTCACACCGATCGAGCCGTCGATCCCGTTATACTGGCGCATATCCGCGTACACGTTGGAGCCGATCGACGTGATGTTTGTATAGCTGCACTGGCTCCAGCCCTGATCCGCAAAGCCGTTTTCGTCGTAGAAATTCACGTTAATCATACGCAATACGGACTTACCACGGATAAAGCGCCCGTTTGACGTGGTGCCGCCTGCGGAGTCGTTGCCGATACAATCAAAAACGGTGCCCGTAATGTTGGACATGTTCAGCATTGACGCCACGCCAAAGAGCGTTAACTTGTAACAGCGGATATTTTCAAGGGTGTACGTGTTCGGCGTCACCATGATCCCGTTACTGTCGGCGTTTGCTGCCACACCACAATAAACGCGGCCCTGTTTGGTGCTTACGTTGCGTACAACCATATCAAAGCACGGGTTAGACGGTGCGCCAGCGGTTACGCCCCACTCCAGCATAACAATACGCACATCATGAGGATCGGCGGTGGTTACTACTGGCTCGCCGTATACGCCGTCAATGGTGATCCGTTTGCAGCCGTAGGCGATCACGGTGGACATGGTAAGCCCGGTGCCGTTCGAAACGTTCTGGTTTGGGTCGCCGTGGATGTTCTCGATCGTACTGTCGCGGGTCACTTCCAGGTGTAGGATCTGGCGCACGCGGTTTGCAAAGACGTTGCGGATCGCAAAGTTTTTGGCGTATTGGCTGTCTGGAATATCCCAGCCGTAAGGCCCGGCCCCGGCGATACCGATCCCGATACCCCAGTTTGAGTTGGCGATCGGGGTTTGCCCGTTCACGTTCTCCATGTAGATCCCGTCAATGACGCAACCGTAATCAAAGTTGGCGTTAACTACGTTAAACTCCAGGCAATCGCCGCCCACATTGTAGAATGAAAGGTTACGGAATACGCCGCGCTGTACGTCGCCGCTACCCTGCATTAAGAAGCCGAACAAAGTATTTCGAAACTCGGTGTCGGTCAGTTCGAAAGAGTCGTTTGTAGTCGGTGAAGCCTGCGCCACGATCGAGCCTGCTTTAGACGCGGTTACTTCGCCGTCGATCAGGCAATCCCTGATCCGGTTGTTGCCACCCCAAAGCATGATGCGCAATTTATTGATGATCGCACCTTCTAACAGGATGTTGGTGATCCGCCAGTCTGCGGTGCCCTGCCAGGTGCCACCCTGGATCGTGATGCCGTCCGCCGTTACGGTGCTTTCAAGTGTGCCCGTCCAGCCATACGCATAAACGATCTTTTTGTTGGCTTTGGCGTAATCAAACATGGCTTGAATTGCCGCGCTCGTGGTCGTGTACTCGTCGCGGCTGGTGAAATCCCACGGCGTAACGAAACCTTGCAGGCGGGTTTTTAACGTGCCCTCGGTGGTGCCAACGTATTCCCAGCCCGTAGGGGATTGGATCACCTGCCACATTTGCGCCGCGTCGTACTCTAACAGGTTGTCAAAGTAGTATTGCAACACGTTCTGGCGGTTATATACCGCCATGCTGCACCCGGTTTGAGTGACAAAGCGGCCTACGCTGCCCTGATAAACAGGATAACCGGAGGCATTGATCTTGATCGGCTGCGGGATCGGGGTGAGGGTTAGATCCTCATTCTCCCAATACACTTGCACCTGGTTTGCTGGATCAACCGGGTTAGTGTCGGGCTTGCCGATATAAATATCACCGTCCGCAATAGCCGCGAATTTATCCACCTGGATAAACGGCGAGGACGGCATACGCACGGCGGCGTAAACGGTATCAACCATTTTTAGTGCCTCATTAATGGGTTAGTGTCACGGGGTAGTGTATAGGCATTTGAGCCACTAAAAAAGGGGCCGTAGCCCCTTCGTTTACTGCTGCCCCTGCGGTTGGCTCTCCTGCGCCTCCTGCGCGTCCTCCTGAGCCGCCGCGCTTAATGGGGTGGCTAACCATCCCATAAGCCCAACGCGTGCCACGTTGGCCCGCTGGCGCGGTGTGAGCGATTCGATAAACTCACGGGCCGTTGGTGATTGGCTTAACACTCGCTCGGCGTCTGCCGGGGTGCCACCTCTCGCCACGATGCGCACCGCCTGATTTAGTGCGCCGCTGCTCATGAATCGATCCGCCACTTCTATTGCCGCTGGGCGTGCTGCGTAGGCCTGGCGGGCAACCTCTGCCATGATGTTACCAGCGCCACCCGGTAACATGGTTGCGGCACCCTGTAGCGCCAGCGTACCCAGGCGAGTATTAAACAGGCGATCAAGCGCCTTATTGCTGCCGCCGCCTAAACGCTTGTCAATATCCGCGATCTTGCCCGTGGCTTTGAAGCCCTCCGCCTCACGGCGTGCCGCTGCGGTGATCTTGGCAAAGTTGGTTAAACGCTTGTTCACGTCCTCCGGTAAATACCGGGTTAACTCGCCCAACTTGCCACTATTGCGGGCCTCATTGTACCAGCGGGCAAAGCCTGCAACGTCCAGATCTGCCCCGGTACGTTGACCGCCTTTAAACGCCGCGCCTAATGCCTGGCGGGCAACGTCGCCGCGTAGGCTTTTCGGCGTCTTGTCCATCAGTTCGCGGAAGCCTTTAGGATCGCCGCCCGGTGTGCCCAGCTTGCGCACCTCGCCGTAAATGCGATTGGTAACAGATTTTGGACTATCAAGATCTTTGCCCAGCACTGCACGCATACGGGTTTGAGCCGCTACCCAAAGTTGATTAAGGCGCTTGGCCTGCTGCCAGCGATCCGCCACGCCAAATTGCGCCGCAACCTGCCCTTGATCGTCGGTGAGGCGGCTGTAAAGCTGGCCCAACAAACGGCGCTCGTTGCTGCCCGTCTGGTAGTTGCTCATGGCGTCACCAACTTTACGGCGGAGATCGTCGAGTCGGTTAAACGTCGCCCCGCCTACCTTGTCGGATGTAGGCTGCAAACGCTCTAACGCCTCTTTCTCAAGCGGTAGCATCCATTGCTGGCCTACCTCGTCCGCACGCTGCCAAAGGTGGTTAAGCGAGTTATCAACGCTAACGGGCGTTGCTGGGGGGATCTGTTTCAGCGATTCGCTATACGCTTTCTCTTTCGCCGCACCCAATCGATCGATCACGTTCTTCGACGTACTGTTAAACGTACTGTCAAAGGTCATATCGTCAACTTTGCCGCCCATATCATCGATCACTTTCGCGGCCTGATCCTGCAAAGCGCGGTACTGTTTGCCGAAAGCCTCTTGTGACAAAGTGCCGTCTTTGCTTCGGATGTTCGCCAGCACGTCACGCACCGATTTATTTTGCATAAACAGGCCCGGCGTGAGGTCGTCCGTGATCCCTAACTCGTCGGCGGCGCGTACCAGATCGGGATCAACGTCCGCACGGCGTGCCAGGTCAACGGCTGCGGTTGGCGCGGTAATATCGTCAACGGTGGTTGTTGCTGCGCCGGGGCGCTGCGCTGCTCGTGCTGCGTCGCCTACGTCCTGCGCTGCGCTGTTAACGGCGGTTGCTGCGTCGTCGGCTGCTCCGCCTGCCGCTGGTGCCGGGCGGATTGAATCAACGATGTTACGCACTGCCGGGGCTGCTGCGCGGGCACCTGCTGCGGCGAGGTTTACGGCACCCTCTGCCACTGGCCCCAGCGCTACACCGATCGCGGCTTTGTCCTCGTCGCCCCCGGAGGCTGCGATCGCGCCAGGAGTCGCACGGGCTGCTGGTGCGGCGATCCGGTTCTCAACAAATCCACCCAGGCGGGAAAGAATGCTGGCAACTTCGGGGCTTGCAGTTCCGGCAAGCTCTGCAAGCTCGCGGGCAATGGCTGGGGCACGCGCTGCGGCACCCGATCCGCCTGCTGGCAACGTGGCAAAGCCTGAGATCAGATCAGCGCCCAGGCGTGCGCCCTCGCTCATATCCTGATCGCCAGTGATGCCCGGAATGCCGCCACGCGGGATCGGGGTGTAGGTGCCGTCACCGATCCCCAATTCGTTTGCGAGCCATGCCACGCCGCTTTGGGTCATGTTGGCGAGGTCGATCGGGATGTTTAAAACGTTGGTGCCAGCGCGGGCAAATCCCTTGCCCATATCTGCGAGATCTTCCCCTAACGTTGTTGGGGGCTGATAGTCAGCATATGGCGACGATTCCGCCCCGGCTGGTTGTGCGGCTGTAGCTGGCTGATCTCCCGTAGCAGTTTGCGCGGGATCGGCTTGCTGCGGCTCTGCTGGGGCTGCGTTTTCCTCTGCTCGCGCTGGGCTGTAGTCGCCAAACTGATCAAATACGTTACCGCCTGTTTTTGCAGCGGTGGCGTACTGAGTAGGGTTAGCTGAGTCAGCGCCGTTAGCGCCGCCATTAGTCCACTGGTCGAAACGAGAATCAACATAGTTTGCCCCCTCCGGGCCGGGTGTATAGCGTCCTTGTAGCATAGCATCAGTGTTGCCTGGGCCATCGTGATATGCTTGTAAAGCGAGACGCCAATCACCATAACGGTTGTACATTTGGGATAAGTATTGCGCGGAGGCGTCCGCCTGCATAGCAGGATTATTCCGTAACTCGTCTACGTTGTAGCCCATACCCTGCGCCGTGGCGGGCATAACTTGCCCCAGCCCGATCGCCCCTTTGCTGGAAACTGCACCAGGCTTGCCGCCTGATTCTTTGGACATAAGCGCGGACATTAAGCCCTGGGGAATGCCCCAACGCTGCCCGGCCTCCTCCATGATTGAGCCGTGATCGCTGCCGTCCGTGGTTGCTGGCGCTGGCTGGTTTGGTAGGGCGCTTACGCGCCCGCCCGGTGCTGCCGCTGCCACGTCCTGATCAAACTGATCAAATACGTTAGCCATTAAATCCCCTCCGGTAAGTAACCGTATTTAGCGCGGAATTGCTCTTTCGTCGCATTGTCCGGGTTTTTGCGGAGGTAGTCCAGCGCCTGTTGTGGCACGCCACGATCCGCCGCTTCTACTTCGGCCTGATACTGTGCGGCGCGTCCGCCCTGCGAGGAGGTTAAACCCTGCTGGCGGTCTGCCAGGAATCGTTGCCAGTTCGTAACGGCTTTGCGGATCTGCGCCGGGCTGCTGTTTTCATCCAGCGCCAAAAACGCTTTTTGATACGCTTCGCCCTCTGCGTTGGAGATCGCGCCGCTGCCTTTGGTCTGCTGGACTGCCAGCAAACGCGCCTGGCCCTGCATCTGCTGCACATCGCGCCAAAAGTCTTTTTCCGGGTTATTGCCGGGTAGGTTGCGGGCAATCGTGCCGCTAACACCCGTTGCACCTTCTAAAAGCTCCTGGGGCACCTGTAACAGCTTTTGCGCGTCCTGCATGTACTGGTTAAGGTTCCCGGCCTGCTGGTTGTAGTTCTGGAGAAAGTCGCGCTTTGTGTTCAGGCTGTCGCTCTGCGCTTTCTGCTGCTGCTGGATCAACTGCTGGCGCTTAATATCGTTGGTTTCCTGCGCGATCTGCGTATTCAGACGATCGTTAACGATGCCCAAATAACGGAGGTTGCGATCGGCACCTTTCGCGGCGGCGTCGAGATCCTGGCCCCGGATCGTGGTGTTGTTTTTCATCACCTCTTGCGCGTAGCCTAACTGATCCTTTGACGTGTTCGCGGCAAGGCTCACGGCGTCTACGGTCTGCTTGAACGCGTCCGGGTTCTGCTGGTACTGCTGCCACGCGTCGTTGGGGTCGATCCCCAACTGCTGCAACGCCGGGGCGCTCTGTTGCAGGAATTGGCCTACCGCCTGCGGCCCCTGCGAAAGCGCGATGTTTGCAGCGTTGGCAACCTGCGCCATTTGACCGGATTTAATATCATCCATCAGGCCCAAACGCTCTTTTAACTCCCCGATCATCTGCGGGTGTTTGTACGCCAGATCGGACAACTTCGCCGGGTCGCCTGCTGCCGCCTGCCAATCCTGGTTAAACTGCTGGCGCTGCATCTGCGCGGCCTGCGCCGCTTCCAACTGGCGCTGGTTGTTCTGCGTGGTCTGCTCGGCCTGCACGTTTGATAAGGCGTTGTTATACATCTGCTGGCCCGCTAACACCTGAGCGTTAACGGGGGCCATTACTGAGCCAAAATCAAAGATCTGTGCCATTAGACTTGCCCCCCGCCAAACATGCCCGCAACGCCGTTACCAACACTCATGATCGAGTTAGCGCCCGTCTGCCACGGCAACGCCGCTTTAGCCGCTTTAACCTGGCCCTGGTTGCCGTATAGCGTCGCTAACTGCTGGCCCTGCCCGGTGGCATAGCCCGCTAACTGGTTGGACGCCTGCAAGCCCATATTTGCCAGCCCGTACTGGTTGTTAAATTGCTGCTGCTGCTGGTTGTACATATCCGCCAGATAGTTTTGGCCCAACTGCGCGGTAATCGATCCCAGGCGGTTTTGCATGGTGCTTGATCCCAGGGTGCCCGTTGCCTCGGCGGACGCTAACGCCTGGCGGTTGGCCTGGTTGCTCATGGTTTGATATTCCGCGCCGCCGTAGTAATCCTGCAAAAGCTGGTTACGATCAAGCGGGTTGTTTGCAATATCCTGAGCGGACGCAAGCGCGGCGGTGCCGCCCTGAGTGTAAGGCGTTAACAGCGTGGAGGCGGTGTTATAACCTTCTCGCACCGCGTCCTTTTGCTGGTTGATCGCCTTTTCTTGCTGGTTCATCGCCTTGTTAGCGCCGATCGATCCGACGATCCCGCCAACTGCGTTTGTAACGCCGCTAATTACGCTCCCCATAAGGTAGCCTCCTCAAAAAAAACACGGTTGCGGTTGTGCCGTCGATTAAGGGCACCTCCTGCGGCTCCGATTCTACAAAGCCGCCCATTTTAAGTACAACGTTTTTAACGTGGCGGCGGCTGATCTCAATCGGCACGCGGATCGGCAAGTGCCCCCACTTTTCGATAAATTCCCGGCACATCCTGCGGCTGTGATGCCGGAAGCCGGGAGCCATAGACATATGCCCATCGATCCCGCCCTCCTCGTTAGGATGCACGCAAAACACGCCCCGGCCCTCAAAGTGCCAGTATTCAGCGTCCGGCACATCTTCGGGCCATTCAGGAATGCCCCATTCCCGCATAAGTTGCGCCCCTAGCTGGGGGGAGATCCTAACCAACATTGCGTTAACTCCCGATCAGGCCGTGGCTAAACAGCGCGTTAATCACGGCGGTTAACAACTGGCGGTTTTCTACTACCGCGTCCGCGATCGCCTGCATTTCTGCCTGGCTGTATGCCGCACCAACTGGCAAAGCCAGATCCCCGGAGCCGCCCTTTTTGGCTACTCCGGTGTTGTTCGTCCATCCGGGTTGCCGTGGCCCTACTACCTGCACGCCGTCGATCTGGAGTGGCCCGCCTAACCCCAGCGCACCCAGCAACGTTTGCAGCCCTGCATTACTGGTGCTTACGCTGTCGCTCTCCAGCGTCGTTACGCGCCCGCTGAGGTCGTTTACGCCCTCCTGTGCTGCGTTGGCGGTATCGTTGGCGGTGTTCGCGGTGTCCTGCGCTCCCGTCGCTGTCTCCTGCGCGGTGTTGGCGGTTCCCTCCGCCGTGTACGCCGTGCCCTGCGTGCCGTTGAGGGTGTCCAGCACGCGAAAGATAACGTCTTTAAATTCCTGCGGGGTGCCCGGTGGAAATGACCGGGCGTTTAATAAAAAGCGCGTAGGCTTTTTGGTGGTTGCTACTGGATCAGCCATAGATCCCCCTTAACTTACGCGGGCACGCGCCAGCGCGATATTACACGGAGCCGCACCAACGGCACGAATACGGAAACCGATCCCGTAACGCACGCGGCCTACCTTCTGGATCAGTGAGCGTTTAAGCCACTGTTGCGGGCGGTTGTACTCGATCACCTTCTCGCCGTAATACGTCGCGCCGTCCTCGGTGGCGGCAATCCAAATGGTTTGCGCCTGGTTCAGCCCTGGCATGGTGCCGGGGTCGATCTCAAAGTCGTTTAGCATGGCGTCGCTGAGGTCTGCGATCTTCGTCCAGCACACGATCTCTTGCGGCTCGTCGTACTGGTTGGAGGTGGTCGGGTCGAGTACGCCCGCGATCGGGCTTTTACGATCGCCGCATGTGATTACGTTCCCCTCGTTGCAGAAGTCGATCGCCGTATATAGGCCATTCTGCAAACCGGATTTAAGCACGCTCCAAACGCGTTTGCCGTTCGCCGTGCTGGCGGTGTGATCGTAAACCAAAACACGATCAGGCAGGTGTACCAAAAGGAGTTGGTGATCTTCATAGCGTAGCTGCTCCAGTACAGCCGTTTTTAATTCGTCCTGCGTATAGCCGGAAAGGATGCGCCGGATCGTGTTACTGGCGAGATCCTCCCAGGATGCCCCGCCCGGATTCAGGTAGCCGATCGTGACAATTCCGCACGCCGGGGTGGTGATCATGGCGAAACTGTCCGCGTACTGGCAAACGGTGTGCGGGCCAAAGGTGCCAGCCTGCGTTGTGTAGGACTGCTGCACCTGGTAGATCTGGTCAGCGTCGCCAGTGAGCGCCCAATATTCAACCGTAGCGGTGCCAAAGGCGATCACGTAGTCGCGCCACGCCCTGATCGCTACAATGCCGTCCGGCATGGATTCAGCGCGGTATGCGGGGGCTACGGCGTCCGGCCTGCACTCGTTGAAAAGGTCGCTAACCCAAAACAGATCGCTATCTTTGGAGCAAAAAATATAACGTTGGCGGAGGTGGCAAACGTCCACAATATCGCCCCAATCAAAGCTGGTCGGATCTGCTGCCCCGCCGTTGTAGTCGTCGCTACTTTTCCAGTTCTGGAAAGCCTCGCGCCCGCCTGCGTATTTGTACATAACAAGCTGGTTTTCATACACAACCGCCTGGCTTGTGGTGCTGTGCGCCATAGGAGTACGATCCAGCCCGGCTACGCTGTCCACCACGTCGCGCCCCAGGTAAAGACTATTCCCCATCACGCGATAAGGCTCATTCTTAACCGTATTCCAATGCACGCCACGCGATAAGCCGTCTACGTCCTGCTTTTGCGTCAGGCCGGGGAAGGTTCGCAGATAACCGGACGATCCCCGAAAGCCAAACATGACCGCCAGGAGGTTTACGGGTAGGCGCTCAATATAAACGCCGTCTTTCGTGTCTACGCCGTCACCAAAGAGCAACGGGAACTGGACATACTGCCCACGTTTGCCAACTGCCATTATTTATCGCTCCCGTCATAGTAAAAGCGGCCTGCCGGGTTCCAGGTCTTGTTGCCCTCGCCCGTGGGCATATCATTACGGCGTTTGAGGTCGGTTGGTTCCCAAAGCGCGGTTTTAAGCGCACGCATTGCCCGGCCTGCTCGCGCTGCAATGCCGTTGGGCACGTCGCGCTGGGCGTCGTCAATGATGCGGATCGCCAACTGATAACCGATCGCCGTTAAGTATTTTTCATCTAACCCGGAGTCGTCCGATCCGTCGATCGCGTCGAGGTCAGCCGCAAAAATGTACGGGGTTTCCTTCACATCGTTGTGAAACTCCCGCATGTACAGATCCAGATCTTCCAACGCGTCCTGGATCTGCTGCGGCGTCGGCGGGCTTAACATGGTGTCGTCGCTAAACCCGGCCTTACGCAACCCGAAATTTACAAAAACGATCTTCTGTAAAGTCGCCATGATTATTTGCCTTTCTTGGCTGCTGGTTTCTTGGTTTTGGCTGGGGCTTTCTCTGTGGCGTCAGACGGCGCTTTAACAGCCTGGTAATGGGATTGCACCAGCGGGGCCGCTTCGTGCGATTCTGGCGCGGCTGGCTTAACATCCTGCGGCCTTACGTCGCCCGGTTGGGGTACTTCGGACGGGTGGCGATACCACTCGCCGGATTTGAGGGCTTTTTCTACGTCCTCGTCGGCAAAAACAGCACTTTTTGCAAAGTATTTATGCCAGTAATGTTTATTCTTACCTTCACGGTAAAGCACGGTATTAGACATGGTAATAACCTCATATAAAAAAAGGGGCCGTAGCCCCTTTATACACGAAACAATCAGGTTAATCACCTATGCCTTACGGCGTCGGCGCAACCTGGTTTGCGATCTCGATGCCTACATATTCCGGCACCAGGACGGACACGCCATACAGTGTAGTAAAGCGGGCCGTGGTTTTCCCGGTGATGTGGTTGAACGCGTAGGACATGATCAGGGTTGCGCCCTGCTTAGTCGTCGCGGTCATAACCTGCGGGCCTTGTCCGGTTGGGAATGCGAGTTTCCCGTACATCACCTCTACGGAGCCGTCAGCCCACAAAATGTTGGTGTTAGCTGCCACGGTGTTGATAACGGTCAGCGCTGCGCCGGAGGCCGGGTTAGCGGTTACGTTAGCATACGGGCGGCTCGGCTCGTCGGCGTTGTCCAGCGGGAGGATCTTCGGCGCAATGGTAATGGTGTTGCCACTAACTGCCAGCACGCGGAAAACCTGCTCTTTGTCGGTCGTCGCTTTGCCGATCAGGTGTACCATATCCACACCCTCGATCGTGAATGCGTCGCCCTGCTGCAAGCCGTGGGAGGCGGAAACCGTGATCGTGCCGTAGCGGTTATCTACTGGCATGTTGCTTACCGCGTCCATTGCTTCGACTTTGTGAGCCGGAGCCGCCGCCAGGGTGATCGCCGCTGCGGAGCCAGTAGGCACGCGCCCGGTTTGATCCACTTTGTAGGAGTCGAACGACGCCACGTTAGGGATCTGCGCACGTTCCCACGCGGCCTGGTTGATGCCGGAGGAGTAAGAGCGGCCCGCCAGTTCACCCGCCAGATCTTTATAATCGTAGGCGTTGAAGAAAGCGCGTTTAGTGATGCCCATCGGCACGCCGATCATGGTGAAATCGGCGTCAAGCTCTGCCGCACCATCCCAAAGATCTTTGCCTTTGGTGCCAGTGGAGTTATCGCCAACGGCTTTAACGTTGGTTGCCCAGCGGGAAGCCTCTACAACGGTGTCATAGTCGATCTTCGCTGCGAGGCGCTGGCCTGCTGCGCGGCCTGCGTCGGTTTTGTGCTCCGGGTCGCGCATTTCGCGGGCGTCCAGGGTGTACAGGATGTTTTGCGGCTCTTTAAAAGTCGCTGGCACCTGGCGCTGGACAAGCTCGGTTTGCGCTGCGGAGGTCAGATCCAGACCTTCCACAATATCCATGTGGTAGTGCTGCGGACGCCATACGGTATCGCCTGCACGCTGCATGGCGGTGTCGTCAGGTCGGAATTTCTTTGCCTGGCGTGATACTACGCAAGCGGCCTCAAAGCCTTCTACGTAGTTCTCGAACATAATTTCGAGGTCTTTCGTTAACTGGTTAGCCATTCTTTTAGCTCCCTAAAGCCGATGGACGAAACGCGGGTATGTTACCCGGCTTTCTTCGCCGCTTTCAACTTTTCTTTAAGTTGCATAACGGTTGTATAGTCGCCGGATTCGCGGGCTTTCTCTAATGCCGCCTCTAAACCGTGGATCGTGGTCTGCGTCGCGCCTGTTTTAACAGCCGGGGCACCCTTCGCCGTCGATTTAGCTTGCGGCCTAAAGCCTGCGCCTTTGTCAATTTCCGCTAACAGATAGCCCAGGGCTACCGGATCGCCGGAAACGTCTTGCAGTTGTTTACGCAAAGCGGCATTGCGGCCCAGGGCCAACACTGCACCAGCCGGGTTTTTGCTGTTCATCAGCAAAGTAAGCTGGAGGTTTTGCGGGATCTCGGCGGCTACTACCTGCTCCGCACGTTCAAAGCCCGGCACCTTTAACACTTTGGCGCGTTCAGCGTTGTAATTCTGCGTGCGCTCGTTTAGCTTCGCCTGGAGTTTCTCGGCCTGCTGTGCTTTCGAGTGGTTGCGCTCCGTGATCGCGTCACGGGTCTTTAACCATTCGGCGTGGGCGGCGTCGTACTTCTCTTGATCCCAATCGATCCCGGCGTCGCTCATTTTCGGAGCGGGTGGGATTTCTTCGGGCAAGTTCTGCGGCGCGGCCTGCTGCTGCTGGGCGGATTTTTCCTTAAACGCTGCTCGTTGCTCACGCAATTTACTACGCAAGTGTTTTACCAGGTCGGTGTCACCTTCCTGATCTTCGTCGTCGGCGGCTTGCGAGGCCAAAACTTCACCGTTAAAAGTAAACTCTAACGCTTCGTCGTCCGCTTCGGCGTTCTGCTGTCCGGGATCATCTTCCCCGTTGTCGTCGTCACCGTCGCCGCCGTCCTGGCCGTCGTCGTTGTCGTCGCGCTGGGTTTCCTGCTCCTGGTTCTGCATCTGCTCGTAAGCGCTCGCGCCTGCGTCGTCGTTTAAATCGGTGTTGTTCTCTGCATCATTTCCGAACATGTTTTACTCTCCGTACAATACGCGATGTTTAGCCCCATCGGTGGGAACAAAACGGAGTGTAAAGCAAAGTTTGCGACATTGGCAAGGGGTGAATACACGAAAAAATCCCCCCAGCACGGAGCCAGGGGGCAAGGGAGGTGGTTTATCTGTGGAATATCCCAACGAATTTACCCAGGCGGACGATCTCCGGGGTTATCATTCCGGCGTTGGTTACAGCATCATGCGCGGCGTTGTTCATGCGGGTAAAGTAGCGGATCATTTCGCGGGCTACTCTCTCCGGGTCGGTGCCCCAATCCTCCGGCACGCACGTTTTAACCTCGATCAAGCTGTCGGGATCATTCACGTCGCCCGGCCCCTCGATCACGTCCACGATCAGCGCCGTGTAAACGGTATCGGCTGGAGGGGTTGGCGCGTGCGCTGGTGATGCCCAGCCGCCCGTGCTGCTGGCGTCGTATTTCCGGCGTGCTTCCATCCACTCGCTTACGGCTTTGTCGCTCGGCGGTAAACGAAACTCTTTTCCCATATCGCGGGGTAGTTGGTAGGTGCGCCCGTTAAGAGCGCCCCCGATCATTACGTAACGATATAACATGGCGTTTCCTCAAAATGGAATATCAAGATCAGGATCTTTCTTTGGTGCTGGCTCCACGATCTCCGCGTCCTCGGCGTCGATCTCCTGCTGTGGCTTGTCGTCTGCCGGGATGATCTCACTCTCAACCGGGCCTTTGTAGGCGATAGCCTTAAACCGGGCGATCTTGCCCTGCAACTGCGTTTCTGTCCGGTACGCGGCGGCACGGTGGCGGCTTAACTCGGTTTCGTACTTCTCGATCATATCCTTCGCTACGCTGTCGATCGGCGCTGGCTCGTATTCGATCTCAACGTCTTTAACGGCGAGTAGTGCCCAGGTGCCAAACATGCGGAGGCTGTCGGCGTTGCCGTTTGGGCCGTAGCTCTCGTGCTGCGGGTTGGTGAAAACTTCTACTTTGCCCTCGGTGCCCTGGTAGGTTCCGGCGTCAACGCACTGGCAAATGTAAAGGCGGGTCGTGATAGTCTGCATGTTCTGATCTCCTCGGTTGGGTTCACGTTGTCGTGAATGTGAGGAGACTATAGCCCCATCCGTGGGGCTTGTCTTTAGCAAAAAGTGCTATTCCTGGTTTGCGCTCTGCGCCGCTGCATTCAGGAGGCGATCCGCGTTGCGCTCGTCGGCCTGCTGCTGGTCGCGGGTAAACTGCTGCATAAGCTGGATCACTTCCACCAGCTGATCGTGCTTAATGCCTGCGGTTTTGGCGATGGTTTCCAGCGTCTGCGCGTCGGTCAAGCGTCCATCTTTCGCGGCTTTCTCTGCGGTCACTTGCAGGTTAAGCGCTTTGATGTTCAGATCCTTATCTTTCAACGCCAGATCGGTTTGCTTGTTCTGCGCGTTCATCAGATCAGCCGTGGCTTTCTTGTCCTCTGCCATTGCTGCAACCATCATTGGATCAGGCTGGTTCTGTTTCGCTTCCTGCGCCTGCTGCAACATCGCTTTTTCTTCGTCCGTTTCCGGCTGAATAATGCCGTTCATAATCATCTGATTACGGCTATATTCGCGGAAGTCCTGCAACCCTTCGCCGTCCATGTTCATCAGGATCAGGCTCATGACGATCGCCGCGTTAGGATCTTGCGGGTTCATGGATTGTAACAGGTTGGTGAGGTTGCGCACCGTCGCCTGGCGGCGGGTTTGGCTGCTCTCGCCTACGCTGCTCTCAACTTCGTATTTGCCTTTGGTCAGGTCGTTTAGCGCGATCTGCTGTTTGGTCTTACGGTCGATTACTGCGCCCTGTAACAACACCATATCGTCGCTGCCGTCCTCATTCACGACGCGGACATAATCGACGGAGCCGTAAACCTCGCGGGCCATTTCGAGCCATACTTTGCCAGCGTGGCGCAAGGATTTTGCGAGGTTGTCCATATACAGCGCCCCTTGTCCGTCCATGCGGGCAAAGATTGCCTCCACGGTTTCGGTTGCAAGGTTCGACGGCATAGATTCAACCTGGCTTGCGCCTACGATCTGTTGAATGGTTCCGCCCGTGTACTGGAGGATCGCGGCAAGGTTCGCGTTTAGCGGCGCTGAGGGGGTATAACCCAGCACGCCACCCGGCGCAATGATATTGCCTTGATCGTCGCGCAAGCTCTCAACCGGAAGGTAAGCCGGGCGCTCCTTGTTACGGTTGCCCCACGCGTTAGCCAGCGGGCCGGGCACCATGTTTACATCAAGGATCGGGATATTGTCGCCGCCTGCCTGGGTGGCGTTGTCCGCCAGCATGGAAACGATCAGGTTTTCCAGGCGCTGCGCGTCGGTTGCCAGCGTGGCGTGCCCTGCGATCCTTTCCTGGTTGTCAACGAATGAGCGGCGAGCGTATACCGGGATCAGCGGAATGTAACACCCTGGGATGCGCTCCATTGGCTCCAGCCATTCGCCACCACTGAGGACGCCGCAATAGATACGAGGTTTTTTTACTTTGCGCTCTTTGCCCTTTTTAAACCCGGCGTCGCGTAACTCGTCCTCGATCTTGGCGATCTGATCTTCCTCATAAACCGCCGTTTCTTGCGTCATGGGGTTTTGATAGCTGATCACGGTGACTTCCTCGATCCGCTTCTCATAGTAGCGGGCAAGGTATACCGCGTCCGGCGTACACCAATCAAATTGCTTGCCAGTGTCCAGCATTTCGAGGCTTTCCGGGGCCATAGCCGTTGGGTATTGCTCCTCGTATGCGTCCGGGTCAATGCTGAAAAGCTCCGTTGCCCACATAGCATCGCTGCGATCGTACTGCTTTGAGTTCTGATCAAAGAATACGCACGACGCCGGATCGTATACCGGGTGGAAAGTAATATGCCGCGCTTCGCTGTCCGGGTTGTACTCGTCCTCTAAACAGGTGTCCATGCGGAAGCAACCAAACCCGCCCGTTACCGCGTCGTCAAAGGCGTTATCGATCGCCTCGCACCCGCTGGACTCGTTGAAGTCGGCGCGAAATTTGCCGTTCAGCTTGTCGGCTAACTCCTCGGACGCTTCGCCGTCTTTCGGGCGATAGGTGACGTTTACGCGGTTTAGGCGGTAATCGGTGATAATGCGATCGACTTCACGCGCCAGCTTGTTAAGCTCAAAGCGCGGGTATTTTTTAAACCGATCGTCGTCCATGTTCCAGCCGGAGTTGGTCGATCCTTCCCATTGTGCGCCGGGCACGCGGACGAATCGCAACACCTCGATCATTTTCTTACGGCTGGTTTCCTCGTTCGCAAACTGCGTTGAGATACGTTTACGGGCGCGGGCGTGTTCCTTGTCCTCGCTCTTGCTCATTTTACGCGGGGTTTTCCCCTCGTTGGTTTCCAGGTCGTTACGGTCTGCCATTCTCGGCGCTCCCCTTGTTGATTCTGGCAAAGTCTAACATGATGCGAAAAATAGCACGAATTGCTAAAGCATTTCACGTTAAAGTGATTATAGTAATCTCACATTCACGAACAAATGAGGGCTTTAAAATGTTAACTTTCGTAATCGTTGTTGCGGCGCTGTCCTGGATCGTCTGCTCATGGCTCGTTGGCGCGGCTGCTGGGCGGTACTTCGCCAGCCCGGTTTGCGCGTGGGTCTACCTGGGCGTTTCGCTGGTGCTGTCGCCGCTGGTGGGCCTGCTGGTGCTGTTTGGCTCTCACCTGCTGGACTACATCGAATCGCGGGGCCGCGCATGAAACGTAAAGAGCGGTTAAGCCTGCTGGCAGTGCGCAACCTCGCGGCGGGCTGTCCGCCGTCAAAGATCCCCGGCCCTGCGTCGCGCATGGACTGCGAGGAAATTATAACGGAGTTGGCCCAGCGTTACGTGCGGCTCCTGGATAAAGTCAACGCTATGAAATACAGGTGATAAGATGGACGAAATAACGATAAGCATTATCGATCAGCTTGCGGACGGCGTGCCGTTTTACGATCTCCTCTCCGGGTACGATAGCGAATCGCTGATCCAGGAGTTGGCCCAACGCTTACGCGATGCCAACGACGAGATCGAAAGCCTGGGTTATGAGGTGATGGAATTACAAGATCCGGGGAGTTCATGAAAACAGGGGCCATTGCGGCCCCTTTTGCGTTAGTAGTTGCTCGGTACGTTGTACCCGGAGTAATCCGGCTTGATCACCTTCTGCGGCGGCTGCATCGTCATGATCAGGCTATCCGCCATGCCCGGCGATTTGATTTTCAGCTTTGTACGCATCTGAGGCTTAGGCATGCGGGAAAACTTGCCGTTTGCGTTGTAGATCCTCGGAATGCGGCAAAGCTCCGCACGTAGCTTGCTCATGTACTCCCCGATCCCGTCGCTGTCCAGGCTGATCAACTCGTCCGGGTTGATGTAAAGCGTTTCGCCTTTGTCCAGTGCTGCTATCACCTGGGCGGTTTTCTCAAAGCGTCGGCGTAACAGGTAAATATCTTGCGATCCACGGTTGGCGAATACGTCGCTATTGCTGCTCGCGTTCTTCCCTTCGGTTGGGTTGTTCAGCCACTTATCAAGCTCTACGGGGGCGTCCGGGAATTTCACGCCGTCGCCTGCGTTGTAGCCCTCAACCATTACCGGAGTGTTGGCGTAAGCGTCAGTAAGCTGGCGGCGCAAGCCTGCGCCCAAACCTGCCCTATCCCACATCAGCGCGTCAACGTGCGCGGCTTTGGACTCTGCGATCGCCACGTCTGCGGCGTCGTTCGCGTCACCCTCCAGCCAGGACAAACCACGAGTAACCACGGAGCCGTGCCGGACGATAAACGCTTTGTTATCCTCGCCAACGTCTGCCGGGTCGAGTGCGCCAATCTTCATGCCGGACGGCTTAAACCCGATCCGCTTGTGGGCGTCGATCGCTGCATCAAACCATTCAGCCGGGATAATCGCATCCGGCACGGAGTCATTGAAAGCGCCTTTCCAGATATGATCGAACAACGCACGGGAAAGCGTTTTAAAGTCGTATTCCATTTCAGCCCGGAGCGACGCCGGAAACCACGGGTTTTTGTCGTAGTTCACTTTGATCACGAGGTGTAGATCGTCCTCGTAGATCCCGTCTTTGTCCAGGGCGTCCGTAAACGGCACGATGAAACGTTTACTAAATGGATCTTCACTGCTGCCGGGGTTGGCGGTGAAGATCATATAGCCCCCTTCCTCACGCATGGTTGGGGTCAGCTTGCGTAATGACTCCTCGGAAAAGGTCTGCGCCTCCTCACCCCAAAAGCGTTTAAACCCATAGGACGATTTCACGCCGTCCGGGTCGCGGGCCATACCTTTAAAGACGTGCAAGCCGCCGTTGACGTGGCGGATCTCGTCTTTCATCACTTCGAAACCGTCATACCCGGCACGCTCGATCATCTGCGAAAGTAGCGGGTGTACGGAGTATTTAATAGCGGTCTGAAACTCGCGGAGGTTCATCACCTTTACGGCGTCGTCGTTCACGTCACCGTTAAGGATCATCCCGGTTGAGTCGGATTTACCGGAGCCACGGCCCCCGATCACGATGTTAAAGCGTTTGGGGCGCGTTAAGAGCGGCTCCAGCACTTCGGGGATCGTGACGTGGTGAGGCTTATCGGTTTCCACCCAGCGGTGGCCCTTTTTGGTGATGTTCTTTACGTGTTCCGGCAAGCCGTTTGCGCCGGGTCGGTAAATGCCATAAACCGTGCGGGTGTAGGTGCTAATGTGTCGCGCTTTGGCCTCTGCTGTCGCCATGCGCTGCATGATCTGCTTTAGGTTACGCCCCATCGAATAGCGCCCCCATTGCCTTAAAACCTTCTGTTGCTACCAGTTCAGTAAAATATGCCTGGTGCTCGTCGTTGTTGGTGTCCAGCCGCACGCCGTGGTGCTCAAAGGTCATGTTGACAATATGCACGGCCTCGTGAACAACGCGCCCGCAAAGCACGTTGGGATCGGGGTGGTGGTGGAAGCCCGCCAGGATCAGATAAAGATCATCATCCGTGAAATATTCCGTAACCTTTGCGCCGCACGGCCCGCCCTCGGCTGGATCGTAGTCAATCCCGGCAACCTTTAACGGCTCCGGGTTGTCAATGTCATACCACACAACGATCGTGCGGTAGGGCTGGCACGGCGTCCACTGTAACCGGGCCTTTTTCAGCCCGGCGAAAGTGTTAGCTTTGCGCTTCGTCGTCTGCATTTGCTGCGGCTTTGTGCGCTTCGGCTTGTTCATCGATCCGGTTCTCCAGTTCTGCCAGGCGTTCAAGGATGCCGCTGATCTCCTGCACCTCTGCGCCTTTCTTGAAAATGTCGATCAGGGAGTGCGCCACGTCTACGGCGATCTCACCTGCTGCAACGGCTTTCATGATCGCGTCGATCCGCTCGTTCGGCGTCCAGTTCGGATCAAAGTCAAATTGCACTTGCGGCATGGTGGGGCGGGAGTACGGGATCAGGCGTGCCAAAATATCCCGGTACATGCTCGGATCGCGCATCGCCATTTCGATCCCGCGTTGGATAAATGCGGCCTCGGTTAAGGTCTGCTCTTTGCGCTCGCCTGTCTCCGGGTCGGTGGTCTGGTATTTGACCGTTTTCAACGCCTCAAGTAACAGGGTGCGGAATTGTGGCCCGCGTGGTGCGCGTCCGGTTGGCTTGTTGTCAGGGCCAAAGGGCTTGCCTTTGCCGCGTCCTGCTTTGCCGCCCTCGATCAGCGGGTCTTTATCGTGCTGGCTCATGGTTGATTCACTCTCTCATGATTACATGGTTAACGCGGATTATCAGCCATGAGCCGTGCAAAATCAATGGCGAGCGCCTACCGGGCCAACGGTGCCCGTGCTGAGGTCGCGGGCCAACTCCTCCGGCGTGAAGTCGCGCAACGGTGCGCCACGGTGGTTAAACGCCAGGGGATCGGCGCTCTTGGCCTTGTAGCCGTTTTTGGCCTTGCCTTTGCCGATAGCGTTACGGCTGCACACCACGCAACGCCCGCTGGCAGTATAGCGCCCCTCGTTGTGCCCCATCTCGCACCCGCGCCCGTCATTGTATCGGGGCAATCCTCTTAACCTCGCCTCGGCTTTCGTCCTGGGCATGATTGCGATCGGGTTGTCCGCCATTGTCGTTTGTCTCCTCGTTGATTACTGTAAACTCGCCGTCGATCGTGATCCCGTCCTGAATGCGGGAATGCCGGGGCGTGCCCGGCTTAATGATTGCGCCCATTACTTGCGCTGCTTGCGCCGCTGGTCGTGGCGGTGCTTGTTCGGTGTAACCTGCTTGCCGTTCTCGCCTATCACCTGCCCGATCACCGTGTCGCCGTTGTAGATCTGCGCGTCTTTGTTTGGTTCGAACAACCAACGGCCTGATCCACCTTTGGAGATCGGGTCATAAACGATCTGACCAATCACGGCTGGGCTTTCGGTAATGCGTGGCCCCTTGTACGCTTTGGCGTTCTGGATCTCCTGCTCGATCGCCTGGACGTTGCAGGCCGGGAGAATGTACGGCGTTTGATAGCCCGTTTGGTTGGCGATCCGCTGGTACGCGTCCAGCAAGTCGATCCGGCGCTCTGCGTCGCGTAAGTCGCGCTCGCTATTGGCAAGGCTGTTTGACTTGGCGAGGATCTCCGCTACGTAGATCTCATTGAGTGCGCGGGCCTCTGCTGCCTGGCGCTGCCAGTAGGCGAGGATCTCCGCCGTCAGCTTTGCCGGGTCGCTGTGCTCTGCCACGAGGCGATCGTAGCGCTCTTTGTCCGGGTTTCTCATGCTTTAGCGTCCTGTTTTGCGAGGTGGTAGGAGCGGCGGGCGACTTTCTCCGCCTGCTTGCGGGTGAGGCCCATCGACATTAAGCGGACTGTGCCGCGTGCAATTAGTCGGGCTTTGCGCTCGCGCTCTGTCTCCTCGGCCTGGGCGTACCCGGTCAGGCTGCGTTGCATGGCTGCGCGGTTGCCAGTGATCCCGGCGTCGCGTGCCATGATCTTACGGACTTCACCAGCCACGGCTGGATCGTATGGCTCGGCGGGTAAGCTGCTGCGGATCGCCGCTGCAAGTGGTGTGGTGCTGGTCATGTTGTAGCCTCATGCTCAAGTGATTTCATGGTGTAGTGTATAACAAGGGGCCGCATTTGCAAGCCCCATCCTCCCAGCGTGCCGGGCTTTTATTCGCTCGGCTGGCTGTGCTCAATGTATCGGCGCTCGCTGGCGATCAGGTCGTCAGTAACCCAAATCATGCCGCGATGGTATGCGGCTGTAAACGCCTCGGATAGCTCGTAACCGTTCTCAACGGCTTTCGTGATTACGTCCAGGTCTGCGCGTCGCTGGGCTTGATTCTCGCGCACCTTTGCCATGAGTTGATAAGCGATATGGATCGGGTTTGGCCCGGTTGGTGCTGGCGGTAGCGTCACGGTGCGCACTGGCCCGCCGTCATACTCGATCGCGCTCTCGATCTCCGCCTCAACTGTGGTTGTGCCCTCGATCGGGATCTGGCGCTCGTCTGCCTGCACGCCACCAGCGCCCGCCAGCTTGCGGAGGTCTTGCGCCAGTTCAGCGCCCCATGCCTCCCACTCGTCCGGCAATCCGTTTGCGCTGCCCTCGATATGCACCGCCAGCTTATACGCTGCCTCGCGCATGTTGCTTACCTGCTCGCGCCAGGTGTCGTTGTCGGTCTGGATCTGCGTGCGGATCTCCTCAACCTCGGCGCGTAGCTCTTTGATCACGGTGTCACGCTGCCCGCAACGAATGCGCATAGCTTCGCGGTCGTCGTTGGCCTGGTTAAGCGATTTCAGGTAGCGTTGCGCCTCGGCGTGCTCCTGGGTGATCTGCTTGTTGGCTGATCGCAATTGGGCTTTGGTGTACTCGTGCGCTTTCTCCTCGGCCTTAATGCACGCTTGCGCGTCCTGCATACGGTCGTACACGTCGCGGCGGTCTGCTAACCAATCTTGCTTGTTGTGGAGGTTGATCAGGTTAAACACCGTGAAGCCCACAACGGAGGAAAACACCAGCGCAAAGAATACCAGCCAGCCAGCCGCGCCAGTGAGCCAGGTTAAGCCGCCCGCCAGCATACAGACCAGGCACAACACAAACGCCGCGCCACCAGCGATCGCAGACCATTTCAAGCCGTTATTATTAAACATGTTAATTATTCTCCTGCTTATTATATCGAAAGCTGGCAGACGTAAAGCCAGCTATACACTTTAGCGTCATGCTGTACATGATCGCCGTACATAACAATAAACCGGGCATCAAAACCCGGTTAGGCAAAAAGTGCTATATGTTCATCAGCAACGCGATCCACAAAAACCAAAGAAGCATTAACGTTGATCCGTCCATCTTAAAAGCTCCTCGTGACCAGCCACGATCCCAGCCACGACAACAAAAACGACGCCAGCGCCAGGAATGGGATCACCGTCCATTCATTCAGCCCATACGCCGCAACCAATCCGCCAGCCACCAGGGCAACGGCAATCACTCCGGCAATAACGCAAGATTCAACACCCATCGTAAAACCTCCTGTAACGCGCTCTAAGCGCCTCAAACGAAAAAGGCAGGCAATCACCTTACCCGCCCCCAAATTCCCGCGCATACGTGAGGACACGCGGCGACGTTTACGCCTCGCTCCTGTCCGTTTGCTTTTGCGCTGCTTTTCGGAAGATGTGCGACGAAATGACGCCGCCTATCACATCCACGCTTATTGCCAGCGCTGCGGCGCTCCACCAGTCGAACGAGTAGCGGATCAGTGCTGCCAGTACGACAAAGCGGATAAGCCAGTAAGGCCAAAACCGTTTGATCATCGTTTCCCCCTTTTGCGTTCTGAGTCGATCAGGGCTTTGGCAAATAGCGTTAAACCAATGCCAGCCACCAGCCCCAACACGAACATAACAAACAAGCCTGCGATCATAAGATACCCTCCAGATTAAGCGCCACCAGTGCGCCCCATATACCCAGCGTTGCGCCACCTCCGACAACGCACCAGACGATCATTAAGCAATTCCACAACCCGTACTTTTCGATCCAGTAGTCGCGCCACTCGGTGAAACGGTTTGTTTTCTTCTCCGGCGTTGGTGGTGTGCCACGATGATCCGGGAAATTGCCTGCGATAACGTTACTCATACTTTATTCACTCCTCAATGAATGTACAACATCGCACAAAAGTTGTTTTGTCTTTTCGTGCTGTCGGCCTTTACCGCTTCCGGCAATCGCTAACATCGCCAACGCACAATAAGCCCGCAAGGGCGTTTGGGTGCGGTGGTGTGCGTAGCGAGTGGCGAGCGTAGCGAGTTAACACGATAGTGTTTTATATATATAAGGGCGCACTCTTGTTGTTGTGCATATTAAACCCTTGATTTATATAGCCTTTTCACCACTCCCGCACAATAATAAGTTTTGTGCGGGTTATGTTATTGAAATACAAAGAAAAATCAGCGTTCAGCCAGCGGCGGCGGCGATGCGTCGTTAGCCGTCAAAATCTCCTCGCCGTCATTGTTGATAAACGAGCGGATCAGCTGCTTTTTGATCGCGTTCTCGATCGAGCGCTTGATCTGGTATGGCGTTTTCGCGGTGCGCTCCGCCATTTGGTTTGTGGTGTCCATGCGTTCATGCTGCCCGCCGCGTGCCATGAGGAAATCGATCACGTCCTGCTCGCTGTTGCTCGGCCTGGTGAGTCTCGGATCTGGCTTGTTCTTCGACTCGCCGCGCTGCGCTTTCTTCTGCTCCTCCTGCTGCGCTACCAGTTCAGCGGCTAACGTCGCCTCGTCCACCAGTTCGCACGCGTTCAGGTAGCCACCACAAAACAGCGGGTCAATCGGGTTAAGTCCTTTCAGCGGCTGCGCTGGGCGGATCGAATCCTCAAACTCTGCGAGATATTCCGCCCGGTGCGCTTCTGCTTCGTCGTCCGGGAAGATCTGCATTGTCCGTTTAGTCAGGCGCAAGAGTTGGGCGATCCCCCCACCACGGCGCTTGCCTGCTGCCATGATGATTTTATCCGGCTGGGTTTTGTCCTGCGTGAGCGAAAACGTTTTCCAAACCGCACCCTTTGCCGCGCCACCTCCGCGTGACTCCAGCACGAGATAAGGCGATCGCTCGGCCTCCTTGCTTACGTGGGGAATGAAGATCCCGCACGCTCCCAGCGCCAGGGCAAAGCGATAACCGCAAAACGTAATGTACTGCTGATCGTCGTTGCTGTTTTCGTCCAGGGGTTTACCGTTGCGCTCGGCGCTGGATAGGTGAAAACTCTTTGAGTCATAAACAACCATGCACACCTGGCGATCCCCGGCAAAGTCTTTGATCTGGCGGATCTGGCGTAATGCGTTCTCACCCCATACCGGGCGATCGAGTTGTACGACGCGCTCAACCTCGCGCCCGTCCGGGCCGATCTCTTTCACGGTCTTAACTTTGGTTGTGTCGGTCAGCGCTGCGGGGTGCTCGCAGATCAGGACGTGATCCAGGATGTTTTCGCCCCACTCCAGTTGCCAGGCGGAAAGGCAGTTAGTGACGGTTTCGGCGTCCTCGGTAAAAAACACGCTGATCCCTTTCTTCACCATGAAAGCATCCAGGAAAGGTCTACCCGTTGCCACGCACGCCGCCAGCATGGACAAGAGCGTAGTTTTGCCCACGCCTGGCCCGGCGTTGATCTCGTTGATCGTGTTCATGTTAAACAGGTATTGCACAAACGGCTTTGGGATCTTCGGTTTCGGGTTCTCAATGAATACGGAGGCGGGCTTACGCTCCGGCTTTGGCTGCTGCGGGCCTGCGTCCTCGTTGTCCGGCTCGTCCACCTGCTCGGAGTGATCGGCAAGGCGTGCTAACTCCGCGTCGCTATAGTCGGGAGCCTGCGCCGCTAACCACTCCTCCGGCATGTCCGGCACGGTGTCGCCCAACTCTCCCCAGGTCTGCATGTCCTCGTAATCCGGCTCGAATTGCTCCGGCTCCGGGGTTGGCTCCTGCTGCTGTAAAGAGCCGTTGCCACGGTGTTTTGTGGGGTCGAATTTCATCGTTTTTACTCCTGCGGGTTATCATTGCCAAATGAATATACGCTAACGGGATGTATTACACAACAAAACTTTAAAACTATTGTTGTGTAAGTTTTGTGTGAATAGCACGAATTGCTAAAACAGCTTTATGAATACTATGTATAGTTATCTCACACCAACGAATTGAGGCAAAACAAAATGACTACAGCAATCACAATGAAAGTAACCCTCGGCGCACTGGCTGGCCTGATCTCCTACTGCGAAAACAAAAAAATGAAAATGGCAAAGATTCAGGCGCACGTTTCTAACATCGCCTTTATCGAACTGAATCACCCGGCCTTTGCTTACGCTAAAGACCTGCTCAACGAGGCCGCTGATAAGCGCCGCACCTTCTCCGGCGTTGCTAACTGCATCCAGGCGGCGATTACTGAGATCAACCGCGTGATCGACGCTGCGCACGCTGAGGCCCTGGAAATGGACGCGGTAGTAAATGATTGCGTAACCCGTTTCAAATACTGCATCGATCACTATCAGGCTGAATGCAACGTTAAAAACGAGATCCACGGCCTCGTGATTGCGAAAGGCTACGCGCTCGGCTGGACGGCTCGCATGATGGTTAAAATGGTGGCTAACGTGTGGCGTTTGGGTGAGGCGGCGGCAAAGGCACACCGCGCACATACTGCGGCAATGCTGGCGGCGGCTCCGGCTAATGGCTCAATCCCTGATTATGATCTCCCGTTTTAACTCCGGGGCGGCGAATAGCACGAATTGCTAAACGCCGCGTCTAAATACTATGTATAGTTATCTCACACCAACAAACAACGGAGTAAACGAAATGAAAACTTTAACAATCGCTCAACATGCTTCACTGGCTCGTGTATGCACCGCGTTACGCCTGGCAATCAGTAAAGGTAACATCACCGTAAGCAACGCGATCCGCCTGCTGTCCGGTGACGCAACAACCGCCGCTGGCGAGTTGGGCTTAACCCTCACCCGCCGCCAGGGGTCAACAACTCATGACCTGGACACGGTGGAGGTTGTGGAGTACGCCTTAATGGCGCTGGCGTCCGGCTTTAAGCGTGACGTGCTGGAAGCGCTGAAAGAGTTACGCGCCGATAGTCACGCCGCTATTGACCGCGCCAAAATCTAACCAGCCCGGCCCCTGCGGGGGCCATAACCCGGAGTAATTACCATGCGTTACAATGAAGAAAAAGCCCTCTACTTTGCGGATCAGGATAAAGGTTTACACGTCGCGCCGGACGAGGCAACGCGCAAAACTGATCTGCACATCCTGGTAACTCGCGCCCTGGACAAAGGGCACATTAAACAGGTTGCGTCCGATGATTCCGGGGTGTACTACCGGACAACGCCCGCTGGCGTCCGCCGCCTGCTGAATCTGCAAATCTCATGGCGTGAGAAAAACGGCAAAGACTGCGACGCGCACCGCGCCCGCCTGGCTCAATTGACGGAGTAAGACCGATGAAACCACAAGAGATCAAAAAGGCGGGCATCTTCTCAAAGGATGATATTCACTGCTTCACTGACTGCGGCTACAACTGCAAGGCAAAGGTAAGGGCTGATCTTGAGGCGCATTACGCGCCAATCGCTGCGGCGCTGGGTAACGGCTGGCGCGTTAACATCTGGCACAACGGCGGCTGGCACGCTAACCTGGCGCATGATGAATCACAATTTTACCTGAGCGATCGAGCGGTGCGCGGCGGTATCAGTGCAATGAAGGTGGACGCCGATCGGTTTGAGGACAACGTAAACCGCTTTGAGGTGTTCAATTACGAATACCCGGAGGGCACCAGCCAGGTTTGGGTGTACGGTAACGATCCGAAAGACGCGATCCGCAACGCCTTTAACGCCGTGTCGGAGCGGGTAGTAGCCTACATGGTGCAACAACAAAAGATCCTGGACGCTTTCCCCGGATAGCACTTTTTGCTAAACGCTCCTCGTAAATACTTGGTATAGTTCTTTCACACCAACACGAGGAGCGAAACAAAATGGCTAAATCAACAATCCGCGTTACCAACGATAAAGGCTTTGGCGGTTACTACGGCAACCTCCGCAAGTGGGAAGGTCTGAAACGTAAAGACCTGGCCTGGAAAGACGAGGATTTAACCGGAGAAAGCGCGGCGCACGATCCCGACTTCTGGATCGACGAGTACACCACGCAAGCGGAAATTGACTACCGCAACCGCGCACACCGCGCAAAGTTTGACTAACGGCCCCACGGGGCCAAATCCACCCAGCACGAGGGGCATTTTATGACCGACAAGAAAGTAACCGTTATCACCCGCTGGCCTACGGCGGAGGATGCACACCAGGACGCGGAGCGCGTGGCGCTCATGCTGAAATTTCCGGGCACCGTGAAGATCGAAACGTTCACCCGTGAGGAAAAATACGGCGGCGGCTTTGGCTACACCATCGCGGACGGCGGGAGGATCTCCGTTTCATGCTTGGGGATCACCCGTTACAAGGCGCGTTATCATGGCATTGACGGGCACGATCGGGAGGTTGACGGCCTCACGGCTGAGGATGCGATCACCACGCTTAAAAACGAGTTGGCGGAGCATTGCAACGCCATGATCGAGGGTTTCAGGACTTTACAGGGCGGTGAATAATGCACCAGGTTAAGCAAGTTGGTTGGGCTGGCCCGAAAAAAAATAAAGCCGTTTACTCTGTCGTCCTCGGCGGACGCCTGCCGGAGTATTTTTATTGCGCCGGGCAAATGCACTACATCAAAGAGCGCCGGAATAATCGCGGGGCGATCGTTCGCCGTCCACTCCCGGTTGTGTCCAGCGTCACCCGAAAGCTGATCGAGGACGCCGTAAGGGCGTACCAGGTCGAGGAGATCAAGGCCAATGAGAAAGCCGGGGATTGATTACAGTAAACGCGTGCCCCGTATGTGGTTAAACGATATGGGGCCTGGTGGGCGCGTATTCTGCCGCGTGCGGAGCGCGTCAAAGGAGGCGTTGATCAAGTGGAGCAAAGAGCGCCGTTTGTTCTCGCTGTCCGGGTTGTACCTGCTGAATATTAACCGCCTGCCGCTGAAACGCTACCGGGCGGAGATCGCGGCGGGATCTTTGTTTGTTCACACTGGCTATAAAAGGTAAATATCATGGAAAATCAAAAGGCTGTAACCGTTGAAAAATTCGCCCGTTTGTATGAGGTACACGGGCGGCAATTCCTGGTTAAGAAGGGTAAAGACTCGGACGACAACCCGAAATTATCCATCATTACCCAAATTGACGGCGCGGAAGTTGATTTTGGTTTCTGCTTCCCGGACAACGATCAGGGCTGGGAAGGTCTGGATCATGCTTTCGCCAAAGAGCCGGAGATCCTGGAGGTTGTCAACGGATTTGGTGAGAAGATTAAAGACTGCAAAACCGCAATAGAAGTGATGTTTGCTTTAAGGTCGTAAGTTAAAATTATGTTTCAACATTAACCGCCCTTTGTGGCGGTTTTCTTTTTGGTGTTATATTCCCCTCGTTCACTAATCTTGCAATGAGGGATCTCCGAATGTCAGACACGCCGCTAACCCTGCATCAGTTATTCATGATGTATCGAACTGAGTTAGGGTATTCATTCATCGCCGCCGTTGTGGCGGTCTTTCGTCACTGGCAATTGCGGCACCCTTTCCGGGATATGGTAACGAGCGCCGTTATCTGCGCCGCTTTTGCTTTCGGTATGAAATCAATTTTAGAATTTTTCAAAATCGACGGCGGGTTATGGGGTTATCTGGCCTCGGTCATGCTGGGCTATATGGGTGTCGAAACCCTGTTAGACTACGCCAGCGAAAAGATCCCATTCCTGCGCCGTTCCCCCCGTAAAACTGAGGAGTTAAACGACAATGGCAAAGCGTGAAGTCACACCACAACGCAAGGCGTTTTTGGACGCGATCGCCGTGGGCGAGGGCACCGATAATGGACGCCAGCAAACCGCCAATCATGGCTATGACGTGATTGTAGGCGGTAGCCTGTTTACTGACTACAGCGATCACCCGCGTAAGCTGGTGGTGCTCAATCCCAAACTGAAAAGCACGGCGGCGGGCCGCTATCAGCTTTTGAGCCGCTATTACGATTCGTATAAAAAATCCCTGGGCCTGCCGGACTTCTCGCCGGAAAGCCAGGATCAGATCGCCCTCCAGCAAATCGCGGAGCGCGGGGCGCTGGCGGACGTGGACGCGGGCCGGATCAAAGACGCCGTGAAGAAATGCCGCACTATTTGGGCCTCCATGCCGGGATCGCCATACGGGCAACGCACGGAGACTATGGCGGACTTTCTGGAATACTTCACCGCTGCGGGCGGTAAGGTAGCCGCGTAATGTGGGGCGCGATCCTGGCCCTCCTGCGCCGATACTGGAAGCCGATCGCCGTAATCCTCCTCGTGCTGCTGGCGCTGGGGGGATCTTACCTTAAAGGCTCGGCTGATAAGGATCAGGAATGGCAAGCGCGATGGACACAACGCGATCTGGACGATTCCACCCAGAAAGGGATCGATAATGTAGCCGCCCGGATAATTGAACAAGGCCGGGCCATTGAACGCCAGGAGGCGATCGAGGATGCACAAAAACGGGAAGCCGCCGCGCTGGCTGCTGCTGATCGGTTGCGTGGTACTGTTGACGGCCTGCAACAACTCGCCAACAAATACGCGGCCCAACTGGACGCCCAGCGGGCAACCACTGATCTTGCCGCTGCCGTCGCAAGCAAAACAAAAGCCCAGGGGGCCGGAGTGCTCGCCGTCATGCTCGGAAGCGTTGCAAAGGAAGCTGAATATTATGCTAAACGATCTGACGAAAGCTACGACGCCGGGCTAACCTGCGAGCGGCTTTACGAGTCGGTGAGGGTGACGCAAGAAAAAGTCAAGGGGCCATAACGGCCCCTTTTTTTATGCTGCTGGGTTGACGGTTAACACGCAATTGGTGCTTTGCGCCGTCTTGTTGTTGGCGTCTTTGACGATAACATAATACGTGCCAGCATCACCCGCAACGGCTGCGGCCTTGCTGTACGTTGCGGAGGTTGCGCCGGAGATCGCGGCCCCGTCTTTGTACCACTGATAAGTGCGGGCGGGTTTGCTGGTGGTTGCTGCCGCTGCCACGATCGAGATCGCCGCCCCGGTGTCAACTGCCAGCGTTGCGGGCGGCTGCGTGCTAAAGCTCGGCAAGCGGTAGGAGGTGACGGGCATCACGTTAGACGTGATCGCGGTTCCTTCTGCGTCCGTTACCACGCATGACCAGTTATAGGTGCCGTTGCTTGGGAAAACATCATCAACGTTGCTTGGGCCAAATGTCGGTGAGTTCGATCCCACGTTGGACGCGCTGCGCTTCCACTGGTAAGTGTAAGGGGCAACGCCGCCAGTAACGGCAACCGTGAGCGGGCCGAATGTTTCCCCGTTGCTTAGGTACACGTCGGCGTGACTTGTGGCAATGTTGGTGGTAAACGCCAGCGGCTTAACCAGGCGCGGATCAAGCTCAATATAAAACATCCCGGTAGGGTCGAGATCTGCCGGGTCGGTATCAAGCCAGATAATATCTTTTTGCGGGGTGTGCCCGCTCGCTGGATCTTCGATGCGGGTTACTTTCCACCCTAACAGATCCTTGCGGTAGTATCGGTGCCAAAAGCCCATGATTTTTGCCTCTTTGTTGATTGCAATCGGGAGGATGATAAACCAACACCCCGTTAAACGAAAGGAGCCGCGTTTTGCGGCCCCTTCTCGGTTACTGCGTTATCTTGCCAGCCTTAACCCATTTAACGCGCCTGTTAGCCACTGAGGCAAGCGGACGCTCTAAACGTGCGGCAATCTCTTTGGTTGTTACGCCCTCGTTTGCCAACTCGATCAACGCCTGATCCTCCGTGCTTTTCCAGTATTCGAAAGATCGGGCCGCTTTCATGTCGAGGCCCAAATAGCGCCCCCGATTCTGGATCGAGTTGAGCGGACGGCCCAACTTGTGCGCAAGCTGTTTGGCGGTTAAGCGCTCCTCTTTCGGCAATGCCGCGTTACTGATCAGCGCCTGATCCTCTGCTGCGGTGTACTGTTTCCCGTTTGGCATTATTCATCCTCCGCAAAGCGCAAAGCCTTTTGGCGGGTGATCTCTTTCGCCAGCGTTTTGATCAGGTCTGCCCAATCGAACGTGCCACGGATCACGCTCTCCGGGTTCGCGCCTTTGGCGAGCGCCTGGATCTGCTTGTGGGTTAATTTCTTCATAAGCCTTTAAGCCTCTTTGGGTTGTGGTTGGTTTTAATGGCGGCTTTAAACTCCGCCTTTGTCTGCTGCGTGCCGGGAACGATCCGCACGTAACGCTGGGGTTTATTGTGTAAGAAGGTGCAAACCCCGTCTTTGATTACTGCAATGTCGGCTATGTCGCCGTCAAACGCGGCGGAGATCCGCTTTATGTCCTCCGCCATGCCTGCGGCTTTCACCGCCTCCCATACCTCCGCCTTACTGCCGTTTTTGTAATGCACGGGTTAACGCCTCCGCGTGCCGGACAACCCGATCGCACGTCTCCACATCAAACAACCCTATGTGGCATTGCGATTTGGGGATCTCCAGGAGTTTAGCGAGCCACGCGTAAGCCTGACTCCGTTTCTTCCATCCGTTGCGCCAGATAGGATCAAAGGCCGCATGAGCCTTGTTACGGGCGCGTTTTGTCGCTTTGTCCGCCGTATTCCCCAGCGGGCGATCGGTGTCTTTGTGGCAACCCACGCTGGCACCGCACGGGCAAATGTAGCATTTCAGGTGATGCAAATCCGGGCGTTTTGGGTAAAGCGCTGCGGCACTGCTCAAAACTGCGGAGGCAACGCCCCCGCAAATTGCACAATCAATGGCTTTATTTTCCATATGCACCCCGCAAAGCGTCGCGGGCGTTTTCTTCGGCCTGGGCCGCTTCACGTTTCAGGGCGGCAACTGCTGCCGGGCCTGCATGGTACATTTTCAGGCGGTTACGGAGACGGCAAGCCAGATCCGCCAGCACATGAGCCTGAGCCAGTAACAGCGGGGAAACGATCTGCGCTTTGTTGCTTTTGGTGATTAGTAAAGTTTGCATCGTTGTTGCTCCTCTTGTTGGTGTGAGGTCACTATACAAAGT